ATAATAGATGTCCATATTGTGGTAATAAAGGAATTAATAATAAATGTATTAATGAAGATCATAATTATTCATGGAGAAGACAAAGATATAATTATTTATGTGTTCAAGGATTTGAAAATCAATATATTAATGATTTAAAAAAATTTATGAATAATAAAAAAAATATCGACAATCCAAATGCTATTAAATTAAAAAAAAGTTTTGAAAAAATTAAAAAATTGGAAGATACTTTGAGAGAAACTAATAATTCTTATAAAATATATAAAGAAAAAATCAAAAAGGAGCCAGTTTTACATGCTGAATATAAGAAAATGGTTGGCCAATTTAGAAATAACAAATATAAATTATCTAGACAAATACGTCTCGAGAGATTTAAATTAATCAATAATAATTATATTGTCCCTCTTATTGTACCCACTCCCGTAAATATTCATTAAATTTTTTATTTTTAAAATCTAATGAATGGTTGCTATTTATGATTATACTAATTTTCCAATTATTAAAGTCGATTTAAGTGGCTCTATTTCTAATAATACTGATTTTCAAAGTTTTACTGCACCTTGGTTACAATTATATACTTTCAAAAATAATTTTGAGTTTGAATTTGATACAAAAAATATAGGATTTGTTAACCCTATTTATTGTATATACACTGCTCTATTTATTAAATCAATTAAAAAACAAAATCCACAATATTTATTAAAAAGTAAAATATATGTTTATAACAGATACATTTTTAGATTAGCTAAATACATTTTCTATGTTGAAAAACCTGTCGCTCCTGTTGAGTTAATTTTAATTAATGAAGATAATACTCAATCTATTCAATACTTCAATCCTTGATTATCTGAAACTTACTGATAATACATTACTTGAACCATCTTGATTATTATTTAGAAAATTTCCAAATACTCGTCTTAATACATGTCTTCTAAATTGTGAATTTGTTAAATATAATCTCTCATTTGTTTCTGTATCTGTATATCTTATTAAATTTGTATCTGTTAAAACACTATGTCTACAATTTGGACAACTTTGATGTCTTATTAACCAATTTAATAAAGAATCATATTTAAAAATATGACCACAATTATCAATTATTCCAACATCATCATCCGGTTCAAATTCTTCTTGTGTAATTGCACACATAGTATCAATTGGATTTGGTAAATCTCTATATTTTAATTTTGTTATATTTGTTGCTATTGCATTAATTAAATTTTGTCTTGATAATTCTCTGTAATGATTATTTATTCTCTCTTCTCTTTCTTCATTTGTTTCTTCATTTGTTTCTTCATTTTGATTGTTATCTTCTTCATTTTCTACTCTAGGTTCTGCATGATGTACATGTTGATTATTATTTTCAACATTCATTTCTTCATTATACACACGACGTCTTCTATTATTTTCTAATGGTACATAATTACGATTATTATAATTTCTATTATAATTATTCCAATAATAATAATAATCCAAATTAGTATACATATTAGAAATTATCTCGTTAGAACGATTAAAATAATTTATTGAATTATTTACAGTAGATATATAATTATTTATTGTATTAAAATAATTATTCATATTTGCGTCTTGTGAATAATAGTAATTTGATTCTGGGTTGGACATTAATATAAATTATATATATTTTTTAAAATATGTTTAAATATAAACCATATTAATATTATAATAATGTCTATTGATTTAACTAAATATAAAGATAAAGGATTAACAGGTTTAGCTAATTTAGGAAATACTTGTTATTTAAATTCTTGTATGCAAATGCTATCACATTGTTATCCTTTAAATGAAATGATTGATAAAATAGATGCAAATTCTATAAACAAAATTGACGATAGTATCTTATTAATAGAATGGAATAATTTAAGAAATTTAATGTGGTCTCAAAATTGTGTTATCTCTCCTAATAGATATGTCAATACAGTGCAAAAAATATCTAAAAATAAAAATATTGAACTATTTAGTGGATTTGCACAAAATGATTTACCTGAATTTTTAGTTTTTATTATTGATGCTTTTCATAATTCTTTAAAAAGAAAAGTTGAAATGAATATTACTGGAACTTCTCTAAATAAAACTGATGAATTAGCTAAAGAATGTTTTATCATGATTAAAAATATGTATTCTGAAACATATTCAGAATTATTAAATTTATTTTATGGAATTCATGTTTCATTATTACATTCTGAAGATAATACTAAAACCTTATCTATTAAACCTGAACCTTTTTGTTTAATTGATTTACCAATTCCCGAAAATATACATTCTTGTAATATTTACAATTGTTTGGATTTATATGTATTACCTGAAGCATTAACTGGTGATAATGCTTGGTTCAATGAAAAAACTAATCAAAAAGAAAATGTTAATAAATGTATTAATTTTTGGAGTTTCCCAGAAATATTAATTATCTCATTTAAAAGATTTAATAATTATAACAAAAAAATTAATACTATTATTACTACCCCAACTTATAATTTAGATTTAAGTAAATATGTAGTTGGTTATGATAAAGAATCCTACAAATATGATCTATTTGGTGTTTGTAATCATAGTGGTGGTTGCCTTGGAGGACATTACACTGCATTTGTAAAAAATGCTAATAATAAATGGTATCATTTTAATGATACTTCTGTTTCTGAAGTTAATGAAAATAATATTATCACTAACAAAGGTTATTGTTATTTTTACAAAAAAATTAAAAATTAAAATAATTGTATTTTAACTATTATTTTATATAATATTTATTTATATATAATAATATGAGTTTATTTAATAATATTACACAAGATTTTTTTGATACATTAAATAGTTTTGGCTCTAATCCCTTTGTTTTAGTAGTATTAGTTTTCATCATTCTTATTTACTATGTTATTTTTGCATTTTTAGGAAATTCAACTCCCGATTCAGATAATTTCCCAAAAGGAGGATTTCTATTTCTTGAAGCAATATTGTGGGCACTACTTATTTTATTAGTATTTATGAATGGATTAGCCTACTTTTTTAATATTAATGTTGTTACCGAATTGAAAGATGTTTTTAATGAAAAACCCGAAATACAAATTGAATCTACTCTTAACCAAAACAAAGATATTTCTGGTGCCTCTTATGATTTTAAAGAAGTTTATCACGTTCCCGGTAATAGATTTAGTTATCATGACGCCCAAGCCGTTTGTAAAGCATTTGATGGTGAAATGGCTACTTATGAACAACTCTTAGAAGAACAAAAAAAAGGTGCTAGTTGGTGCAGTTTTGGTTGGACTAAAGATCAATTAGGTCTATATCCTACCAGTCAAAATCATTTTGATAAATTACAAAAAAAAGAAGGACATGAATATGACTGTGGATTGCCTGGAATTAATGGTAGTTATGTCTCTAATCCTCACATTAAATTAGGTTCTAATTGTTATGGATACAAACCTAAAATTAGTGATTTAGAAAGTGACCTCCTTAAAAATGATGAATTATATCCAAAAACTCATAAAGAAAAACTTTTTGATAAACGTGTTGAATATTGGAAAAATAGAGTCGGTAATATTCTAATTTCACCTTTCAATAATGATAATTGGTTTAAAATACCTTCTGCCTAAAAATAATCTACATCCAAATTATTTAAATATTTTATATCAACTGATCTTTTACTTATTAAATCAGTTGCTAACTTATTAAATGCATCTAAATTCGCCTCTATTATTGTTATCGCTTTTTCTAATCCAAAATTTATTAATTTTATTATATTTTCATCTATTTCTGATTTCGTATTTTCACTTAATGACAAATAAGGACTATTTGGTGTTTGAATCGTCCTTGTAAATTCACCATCATCATAACCAAATAATTCTATATATCTTCGCGCTAAATTATCCGCCTGTTTTAAATCTCCACTCGCACCTGTTGTTATATCCAAATCTCTCATCGAATTAAATAATTTTTCATTCGTATAATTCGTTTTTTCATAATCATTGAAAATTTTATCATACAAAATTATTTCTGCCGCACGACCACCCATCGTTACTATCAAATTTGCTAATAAATATTTCTTCGTTGGATAAGAATTAAACTTCTCCTTCGGCGTAAATAATGTATAACCTCCTGCACCATTTGTATTTGCTGTAATTGTTACCTTTCTTACATCAAAAAAATCTCTAAATAATAATGCCGTTATCGTATGACCCGCCTCATGATACGAAACTAAATTATCTGCATACTCATTCTTTTCTTTATTTACTAGCGGTAATCCTATCGTAATTTTCTCATATGCATCTACTAAATCCTTTGAATTTATTATTGTCCTATTTTGTCTTAATGCTAAAATTATAGCCTCATTTGCCATATTCTCTATATCTGCTCCTGAAAATCCCGATGTTAAAATTGCTATTTCATCTAAATCTGTACCCTCTTCTACACTCTTATCTCTCAAATGCACATCCAAAATCTTACGACGTCCCATTATATCCGGCATACCTACACTTACCTTTCTATCAAATCTTCCTGACCTTGTTAGCGCCGAATCTAAAATATCTACCCTATTTGTTGCAGCCAAAACCACTATCTTATCTGTTTTCTCAAACCCATCCATATTTGTTAAAATCTGATTTAATGTTTGTTCTCTCTCCTCATTACCACCACCACCAAATTGTTCTCCCCTTTTTCTACCTACTGCATCTATTTCATCTATAAATACAACACAAGGTGAATTCTTTTTTGCATTTGTAAATAATTCTCTCACCCTTGCCGCACCTACACCTACAAACATCTGAATAAATTCTGATGCTGAAACTTGAATAAATGATACTCCCGCCTCTCCCGCTACTGCTCGCGCTAATAATGTTTTTCCTGTTCCTGGAGGACCTTCTAATAATACACCTTTTGGAACCTTCGCTCCCACCTCATAATATTTATCTGGATTCTTTAAAAAATCCACTATTTCTTCTAATTCATATTTCGCCTCATCACAACCAGCCACATCTTCAAATGATGTATCAATTTCTGAACTATCAATTACTTCTCTCGATTCTAATCTATTTGCACCCATAGGATTCATCGGACCTCCCGGAAAACCACCACCCCCTCTTTGAATTAATGCTAATACTGTCGTAATCAAAAAATATACTATCACTGCATTCACTAAAAAACTTATTGGATTTGCTCCATTTACAGAATTTGATGCACCTAATTGAACTATTTTGTAATAAATATCATTTTTTATGAGAGAATCAACTATTATATCATTTACTCTTGGTAATCCTGTTTCTAAAAAATGTAAATTACTTAAACTTGGGGCAATCCCATCATATTTATTATCAATTACTACCATAGAATTTATATCATCCGCTGTTTTAATTACACTTACACTATCAATGTGCTTTTGAGAGACTTCTGTTAAAAAATCATTTAAATTCCATTTATCTAACTGGTCTGCACTTTTTGCTAAAGTATTTATTAATTTTGATGGATCATAATCTGGAATATGACTCATCCTAATTACACTTAATCTTGGTTTTGAAACTAATCCGGTTGAAAATCCTGATGCTGACACCAGTAGCAGAGAGATTATAAATTTAATCATAATAATAGTATTAAATTTATATGTTTAAGTAGTAAATTTTAAATGTTTTCTTTCTTTATCTGTTTTAAATTTCGTACGATTTCCTAAAAATTTAAAATATTTTTTAGAGAGATTATATTCTTTTGGCTTTTTTTTCTTCAAAACTTTTAATCTTACATACATTATCATTCCTACCTGCCATATTCTTTTATGTGGATATTTACCCGTTTTATATAATCTCTCCAACTTATTTATCGTATTTTTTACATCATCCAACGTTTTATACTTTATTGGTATTGTATCATTTGGATTCTTATCAATATATACATCAAATGATTTTTTTGGATCATTTGGATTATATAAAAATTGCTGTTTCTTCTTTTTACCACCTTTATATGTTTTCTTACAATTTTTATATGGAGCACAAGATGCTCTCATCGTAAATCCTTTTGGTTTTGAACTTAAACACTTTTTACGAGAGAATCTTCTTGGAAATGTAAAAACTTTATTATCTTCTTTTCTTACACATTTCTTTGTTGAATTATTTGTTTTACAACAATCTATCATTAAAATATATTTATTTTTTTTTTCTACTTTGCTTTGATTTTTTTAAATTTCCTTTTCTTCTTTTTTTTGAAGAATTGTTTTTACCTTCATCTACTATCGTTATTAATTTTATAAATACCTTTTCATCTAAAATATCTGAACCATCAAATTTTTTATTTAATAATGTAAATTTCTCATTAATACGATTTGAATCACCTATATTAAATCCTGGTAAAAGTGCTAAATTTTTATAATCTTTTTTATCAATATTTAATTCACTTAATAATTTAAACATTTCTTATTATATTATGTAAATACTATTTATATATAATCTATTCTTTATTATATATCCTTTTTATAGATGATACATTCGTAAATGTTCTTTTACTTTTTACAAAATCCAATAACTTATTTGCCTCTTTCTCATCATCAAAATATTCTTTAAAACTATCTAATAAAAATTTAAAACTCATTACATTAGCATGCTGAGTTTCAATTAAATTCAATCTACCATCACTTATTTTTATTATTGGTGATTTAATATTTTTATCAGAAAAATCTGTTATGATAGACCCTGTTAAATTATTTTTTTTATCTCTTAATTCTTTTACCTGTTCATTTAATTTCTTTTGTTGATTGTCTAAGACCACCCATTTTTTAATATTTTCTTCTAAACTCATTGATTTATATTAATTCTAAATAATTATTTAAATATTTAAAATTAATAATTATTTAATTTATCTTCTTCTGCGTGTACGTTTTTTGCTTGATTTTTTACTCGCTTTACGTGACTTTCTGTTTTTTAAATATCTGTGTAATAAAAATATACCCGCTGGGACACTTGCATCTGCTAAAAAAGAACCTCCTCTTTTTGATTTTCTACGTTTACCACCCTGCTGCTTCTGACGTTGCTGCTGACGCTGCTGTCTTGATTGACGACGTCTGCGACCTCCCGCCTGGTTTTCCATATTCATCATATCTAAAGTCATTTATATATTATCACTAGAAAAAAATTATAATTTACTCATTTTATTATTATAACGAATTAATAAAACTAAAACTCCTAAATGTAATAAAAAACTTACTAAAATAAAAAATATAAAGAAAAATAAGTAAATTGATATTTCTTTAAAAACATAATCTAATAAGGGTTTTAAAAAATTCTTTATTTCTTTCTTAAATTCTTTTGAATTTAAAGTTTTTAAACATTGGTCGTATATAAAATTATTATTCTTCATATTGTTTAAATTAATAATTAGAATTTATTTAATTTATTTTTGCGTGTTATTTTATTTTCATTTTTCTATTTTATTTATTAAATGAATAATAGTATATTCGATTTAAACCAAAGATTCAATTTTTCTATTTTAAATTTAGGTAATCCTACTCTAGCAAATAATAATAATTATGTTAGCAAAATTAGTCATGGTATGACTAACAAAAATTTATATATTCAATTACCTAAATGTACCACTAAACAAGGTATCATTAAAAGTTCTTCTAAAACATACACTGAACTTAATTTTTGTATTTCTCAAAAAAATGTTATCGACTTTTTTGAAAATT